CACTTTCATCAAATTGTTGATCTCCTGTCATTAATTTATTAGCTGCTTGTGAGTTATCAATTATTTGCATAGGATTTTGTAAATTATAAACTGGCTCTCCATCTTTATTGTTTGTGAAGCTATATCCAAGTTCATTTAATTTTTCTCGCATGAAATCGTTTCTTAATTGTCTGTTATTTCCAAATAATTTATCTATTCCCATTGTAAATAATCCAAAATTTGCAGGATCATTTAAAGTATATTGACCATTTTTGCCTGTCATGTAAGCACCTGCACCAGTAAGATAATTTAAAAATTCATAATCATCCATTTTTTTCATATCATCAATAGAGTAATATTCTCTAGGAGGAGCATCTGGATTATCATCTCGTTGTTCATCATAAGCTGATTGACCAAATTGTTCTATTGGTTGGCATATACCATCGACTAACATATAACCTGGAGGACAAGGATCTACCGGTGCATCAGTTGGTGGTGTCGTATCTAGTAAAGGATTTGGGTATAACGCATCTGATGGTAAACCTTGTTCAGTTCGTAAATCAAAGTTAGGATTACGAAATACATCTGTTGATGGTGTTTTTGGTGTGTTTAAATGCTCAGTAATAATATCTTGAGCAGTTTTAGACATACCAAAAGGTACAAACTCATTCATTAGTTCAATCCTTGTTGTAAAATTTTAGATGCTAGTTTTTCTTTTTCCATTTCGTTTACTTTTTGCTCTTTAATAATTTGCGATGCTAATTTTTGTTCGTCTAAATTTAATTTTTGCATTTTAACGACATTGTCAGCTTCTAGTTTTTTGTTTTTAAAGTCCATGTCTGCCATTGCTTTTTGTTTTTGTAATTCTATTTGTTGTGCAGCAAGTTGCAGAGCCGGATCTTGTTTTTGTTCTTTCGGTGGCTGTGGAGTTTGTGTCTCTGGATTAATAAAGAACTGACTTGCATCCTTATAACCACTATTTTGTAAATACTTTTCTAATGTATTGTAAATAGTTTGTGGTGTAACCATGCCCATTCCACCTTGTGAAATCATTTTTTCTTGTACGTTTAAAACTTGTTGTAATACTTGTAGTCGTTGGTCTTGATTACCTGTACCTAATCCTACTTGTACTGTTACATCGTATCTGTTTGACCATTCACGAGGATTCATTGATACAAAATCTCCTCTTAGTTTAACAATACGTTCTTGATCTTGGTATTCACACACTACTTGTAAAATATTTTTAAAGATATCTTTGACTCCTTCGGCAAAACATCGTGCAATTAATTCTATGCGTTGCGTAGAAGCATTCATCATCTGATTTACCGAAGTCGCTGTTGTATGTGACTTGTTAATCGTATCTGGATTTAAACCCATTTGTTGTTTCGGTACTCCAGAACGTTGTTCTTTTAATTCTTCTATCTTGCCAAGCATTGCCAAACCATCATTGAGGAAGTTTGGAGTCTGCATTGGGGTAACTGCATTAGGCGATTTTACTCTAACGATACCACCACTTCTTGCTGTTAATAAATCATCCAAGTTCGCTTGACCATCAACAACAATTGTTCTTGCGTTGTTTTGAAAATACATATTATCAAGTGTATTTCGCAACACAGCAGTTTTTACTTGCTGTAAATCAGCTAATAAATCATAAAAAGACAAACCAAAGAAACGAAAAGGCATTGGAATTCCAACACACATTGCAAATGGTATCATCGAGATCTCTTCGTTCTCTAAAATTGTATAATTATTATATCCACTACCACCGACAGTAATTTTTCGTAACTCAGCAATGCCATCATTATCCATATCGGCTTTCATGTAGCATTCTGTGATCTGAACAACACGCAAAGCAGGATCAACAACACTAGCATCCATGCCAGTTGTGTCATCATCGTAACTTCTACGAACAATAGCTTCGGTATTGTAGATTTGTTCTTCGGAAGTAGGTAAACTTTCGACTAATTTTCTGTCATAACCCATGTCAATCAGTTCAGAGACTGTTTTCATCACTCGTTGTGCAATAAAATCACAATCTTTTAGTGATGTTGCTCGTTTAGAGACTAAAATTTCCTCAGGTGGTACAGCATCTATCTGTACTCGACCATAATCTTTGTTTCTTTTGACCTCTACGTCATAAAAAGTTGTTTCATTTTCTATAACTTCATCAACACCAACGATTTCTACCTCATCATCAATGAGTAATGCCTGGTATTGCATTTCGTTTAAGTGTTCGTAGTTCTCTTTTTTCTGTTCAATAGACTTTTTCCAATACACTTTACAAAAACCATTCTTTTGAAGAAGAGCAGTCTTGAACATGGAGTGCAAAATAGCAAAACCATTGTTGTCTTTTGTAAATATATGGTTGCAGTAGTCTGTTACTTGCTCTGCATATGGCACATCTTCCGGTTGGGATGGCTCAAAATTAACCATCTTGTCCGATTGGCTAAACATACGCATCAAGCTAGGGAGGATAGCTTCAATTGTTTCTAATAAATCTTGGCTCACAACACTTGATCTGCCTTCTACTTCATTTCCTAGTGGCTCTCCTAAGTAATATTTAAGAGCTTCTTTTCGTTGTGTTGCTAAATCACTTGAATAAAATCCAAGAGAGTTTTGTATCTCCTGTGATATTAATGAAAGTAATTTTGTTTTTGTTAATTTTGCCATTCGTTAAATTATTCCTAAATTTTTGTATTGTATTTCAGTATTCCATTCACTTGACTGATTGTTGCCTACGGCAAAGTACCTGAAAGCATCTGCACTATGCGAAGTCCAGTCGTGTACTGGTTTATTTTTTAACTCTCCTTTTTCGGTGGTTGCCCATCGGTATTGTCTAAGAGCATCAAGTCCATGTTTTGTTTTTTCGTGATCCCACCAACAACGAGACAAGATCATCCGGACAGCATTAATCCCATCCTCAATACTCAGCTTCGGAACAATAGATGTTCTTAGTCCAAGACTCTGTGCTGTCTCTACACGACTAACACCTGTTCCTATTTCTCGTACATTCGCATCGTGGGGTAAATAATGCGTATCGTAAATATATTTTTTTTCATCCAAGACAGTTGCGTAGTATTCTAAACTCTCTCCACTATCCTCGTAGTAATCAATGATATGAAAAGCTGATCCTTTGATCTGCACAAACCAGATAGCTGTTTTATCTGCCATGCCTAAATCCCAAAAGGTATTTACTTTAATGCGTTGATCGTAAGGTACTTTTGTTATGCGACCTTCTTCATCTGCTTTGACTAATCCTTTCGAATAAATACTGCCGATAGCTGCACTATCAAAAGAACATTCAAATTCGGCTTCGTATATCTCTTCTGGCATTAAAGCCTTTGCTTCATTTAACTCTAACTCAGAGATAATATGCGTCTCACTTGCTTTGTATATTTTTGCAAACCAATCGTCTTGGTGTAGTGCATGGTCATACAACTGATGAAAGCTGTTGTGACCCTGTGGTGTGCCAATCGCAATCATCCACCCTTCTCTATCACTTAGAGCAGGTCTAATAATCTCTGTCCATAGTCTCGGTGGCATTTGTGCTACCTCATCCAGGATAACACCATCAATATATAATCCTCTTAAACTGTCTGGTCTTTCACAACCAAGCAATTGTATTCTTGCACCATTTGGTAAATCACAGCGAAGTTCTGTTTCATGGTACTGCACATCCGGTAAGACACTTGTATATTCTTTGACATAATCCCACGCTGTTCTTTTTGCCATTGAATAGGTAGGAGCTAAATAATAATATCTAGGTCGAGACAAGGTATTCTGCATTGCCTTTTTTAGCATTTCATTAATGCACAAAACTGTTTTGCCAAATCGTCTATGGCAGACCAACACATTAAAACGTTTAAGATCTTTGTGGACTTCTAGTTGGTGTTCTCTAGGTTTGTAGGGTATGACAATTTTCACGCATCCTTACTTCCTTGCTCGTTTAAGTAATCTCTAATTCTGGCTACGTCATTGCCTTTAACTTGACCTTTACCTGCTGTTTCTGGGTATTTGGTTTTGTTGTTAAGTGCGATGACCAATTCTTTGAAGGGGTCTGTTACTTTTTTAGTTTTTTTCTTTTTCATAAAAATTCGTAAGAGGTTTGTTTTGTGTTGAAATAGGTTACATTTGCAGTCTGCAAGACCTCGTGGGGTTGCCACAATATTTATTTCATATAGTGAAACAAATAATAAATCATATGATGTTCTGCAAAATATCAGATATTATTAATAATATTAATTAACCATAATCTGACCATATAGCTATTTTTTAAAGCATAGCCTAGAATAATATACTAGGTACTGTTATATATTAATAAATTATAATAAAATATCAGACATTTTATAAAAAATATTATATTTTTTTCTCACACGAGACGTTTGGCAATAAAATTATTTTTCTTATAATTATTTATTATTATCCCTACCTTTTTTATTCATCTCTATTTATATTAAACCCTACTTAACATCTATTTTAATACTATATTCGCCTATATTTAGTCACTAGCCCAACTAATCTCTATCTTCTTATCATCTGTATCAGTAATACTTAATGTTTGTTTCTCTGTACCATATCTCTTGCTACTGAGCTTGCCGGCTTGCCATTGAACATTTTTGGCATAAACCTCGAGTAGTTTGACTTTTGACATAGGAATATTCTTATCTTCGAGAGCATCCTCAATACGTTCATCGAGACTACTTATGAGCATTTCAATTCCTGCTTCTTTGCTTTTGTAGTAAGCATCTCTGAGCTTATCATCCTTGTCCATCCATTGTCTCCAGACATTGTAACTAATCCCACATTGTTTCGTGGCATTCTTTATTCCCATGCCTTGTTCCAGGAGTATTAATACTTCACGACATAAAGTCTTGCTGTATTTACTTGGTCTACCTACTTTGGTTTGTTTAACTGGTACTGTCATTAGTGTATTGTTATTTCGTTCTTTGGATGAATGATATCGCCATCAGTAGACTCTGACTTCATTGTTTGTGCAAAGTCCATAGCTTCTTGCTCCGATGCAAAGTTGTAGTATCTAATAATTATTTCTGATTGTTCAGTTTCCGGATTTTTAACCATGAACACACTACAAAACAGATCGTCTGCTAAAAGTTTCATTTAATAAATACCTTATGTCCTCCACAGTCAAATAATGCTTATGCTTGTTAATATTGTTGTATGCTTGGATAACATCCTCTGGCTCTAATCCTGCGAAGGAACATACTAACTTGAAGTCTTTACCACCAACCCAATCAAGAGCTTCTTGGTAATACTTACTGTTTAGTCTATTTTGCCAGAGAAATTTATTACAAGCATCAGTTAATCCTTGAACTAAACAAGCAATCCAAAGTCGCTGTTCGTTCATATAAAAAAAAGCCACCTTGCAGATGGCTATAATTGTTGTCGTAATTTATGTGATTATGTATGTTTCTAATGATTTACTAACCATTTGTTAATAGATACAAATACAGAACTACATTTTAAAGTATTCAACCAACCTATCTAATGCTTCTCTTAATTTATCCATTTGTTTTTTAGCCGGTTTATTCTCTACGATCACTTGCCATATTATGTGCCAATGATTACCCAACTCTTTAATGATAAAATGAAACTCTGAATAACTGTCTATGCTACTAACGACAGAATGTTCCTTGCTGCCTTGTCCTAAGTTTTCTTTTAAACTAGCAGTAACTCTTTGTCGTATTCCTGCATTCTCTGATATTTGGTCAAACTTATATCCTGCCCAATATCTTCTACTGTTGTTCTCTGAATTAGTTATATCAAGTAAATTCCTGGCATAGTAGTTTTCTAATACTGATTTATGTTCATGTTCTAATCGTCTACCATCTAAAGCAAATACAATACGAAGTTTAGAGCCATCAACTTTTCTGATTAATCCATCCTCTGTTTTAACTAACTCTTGTACTCCAAAGTCAGATGGTGCTTTAATTTTCTTTTTTCTTTTTGTCATTTTTTAATATTTTTAAGTAGCAGCTAGCACAATAATATTTTTTATATTGCAAAACATGAGCATTTTGCTGACATTGAGAACACTTTACCATCGTTTAAACTCTTCCTCTGTTATTAAGTTTTCTGTTCGCATTTGACGTACCATGTCATCAGATATTGATGTGCTGCGAATTCCTTTTTTTACAAAACCGACATAATCTTTGTGTGATTTCTTTTGTGGTACTCCGAAATTATCTGTTTCTTTTTTTACCGGTAATTCTTCTTCCCACCTCTCATGGTTTAACCATGTAGCAAAATGTGGAATAAACTTTGGATCATCAGCTTGTCTGCAAAGAGCATTATATTTTTCAATTAATGTATCTGGTTGAACGTCTTTTGCTTTTCGTAACCAAAATTTTAGACCTTCACTTTTAGATCCTCGTTTGATTAACAACTGCTCCCATATATTATTATATATAGATACAGATACAGAGTCTTTGCTAGATGTTTGCTTGGCTTTTGCTAGACCACCTTTTTTCCCTGTTTCTTGCCGAATACGAGCAATATCAATCTTATCTTCACGTCTTTTTTTCTGTACTAATTGGTGGTAACGACCATCAACCAATGCAAGTTTATGCGTTATAACCCACATCAGATCCTCTTTTTGTTGTTCCATTATTGCTAAATCATCTGTTGGATCACACACCATTCTAAAGATAAAATTAAAATCATTTGGCAGACCTTTTCCATTTGCTAATCCTAAATGACAAAATAACCTGGAGTATAATCCTTCTTGTTGAGCAGTCATTCCTGCACAACCAGATCTCCAGTCTGCATAGTAAAAATCAATGTAAGGAAATTTTATCTCTTCACTCATAGCTTTCCTTAATCGCTAATCCGATGTAGTATGGAATTAATGGTACTATTGCATTACCAAGTGCTTTAATTCTGTTTACTCTATCTTTGTCCAATCTGTAGGAAATGCCATCAGGTACTCCACGAAGTTCGGACTCAATCTGCCACCAGTTTTCTTTGCATTGTTCATCCCATGTACCTGCTCTCCCAAGTTGCTCTTCCCTCTGTCCGTTAGTGCTGCTCTTGAGTCTTGTGCTTTCGGTGTTCCATACATGGTTAAATAAACTTGACCGGGCAAACCTAGTTGTCTCCCATTCTTTTTTCTCTTTTGATGATATTTTATGTTTGGAGTATCCACTTTGCTCATTGAAGCTGTCGGTGTTTCCCACATTTTCTGTTTCTCTAAAAACAACATCGCATCCGATAGTTTTGCTCCAAAGGTTTTGTGTTTGGCATTCGGATTTTTCTTGCGTAGGAGAAAACTCCCTCTCTTGGTCAACTCCACTCTCTCCGATTGTTCCCCTCCCTCCTCGCATCCGACTGTTGGAGTAGGAAACAATCCATATTCTTTGTCTTTGATGTTTTGCACCGATGCTCGAAGCTGAAATATTAAAGCACCTTGTGGTGTAGCCTTCGCTTTCCAAGTCCTCAAGTATGGTGTCGAGATAGAGTTTAACAATTCCACTAACGTTCTCTCCAATAAACCAAGTTGGTCTTGACTCTTTGATAATTCTAAAAGTTTCTTTCCAGAGATTTCTATTGTCATCTTTTCCTTTTTGTTTTCCTGCTACTGAAAATGGTTGGCATGGAAAACCTGCTGTTAAAATATCTGGCTGTAAATTGTATTCTTGTGGTTTAAAATTTTTAAGATCTTCATAAATTGGAATACCTGGAAATTGTTTTTTTAATACTTTTTGACAAAATTTATCAATCTCTACAAAACCAATTGTCTTAAAATAATTTGTTGATTGTAAACCTAATGCAAAACCACCAATGCCGGAACATAGATCTAAATGTTTAAGCACAAGGCACTTCTTTTAAAATAATTAATGATCGTTTCTTGTAATTAGCTTTTGCTAGATATTGCTTTTGAACTAAAGCATCTACCAAGATATATGCTGCACTTGGAGTTTTATAACCAAGTCCTGCTTGTATATTTCTATAAGAAGGAGATTTATTATTTAATTTGAAATAATTTTGTATGTATTGCTGTGTTTTTAACTGTGGAACAGTAAGATTATCTAAAATGGTAACAGATTTATTGCATAAATTACAAGAAACAATCATAGAACTGTCAATTAATGCTGACAATTTGATTTGTAAAGTAAATTTGTTTAATTAAATTGACATTGTAAATAATTTCAACTAATTACCAATTAATGTTTATAATTGCATTAAATTACAAAGTAGGTATCATTTTATGAATAATCTAATGGTAAAGCAAAAAATATTTAAAAAGAAAACTGATCTTGGACAAGTTTGTTATGATCTAAATGTTGGTGGTAGAGAACTTTCAAGATTATTAAATAAACATGGTTACGATATTTCACATACAACAGTTGCAAATCACTTAAACGGAGATGCAATTAAAGTACATGAATTAAAATGGTATCATCAAGTATTACAAACAATCGATCATAATGTTACTCTTGGTTTGTTATGTGGTAATTCTGTGCCAAAATATCCTTTACTATGGGAGGAAACTAATGATGTTCCTTATTTAACTACTGTTAATTTAATAGAACAAAAACCAAAAGCTGTACTTATGTTTGGTCATGCTGAACAAAAACCTAATGTAAAATGTATTTTAAGTTGTTTATTAGGTAATCAATATTTGCACTTAAAATTTTTTAGCACAATTAATAATTTAGATTTTGATATTGGTTTTGCAGTTATAATAGCTCAAGATGATTTTGCTTATCACGAATATATAATTGAAAATAATAAAAAAAAACAATGTGCCAAAACACTCAATCATGTAACAGGTAAAACAAATAATCGTGATTATAAGAAGATATACCCAACAATATCAATGAATTTTCGTTCTACAGACTTTGAAATTACAGATATATAATAATTTAGTTTACATTGTAAACTTTTGTTGACACTTTCCAAAACTTTCATTAAATAACCTAATATTACATAAGTTGCTCCTTATGTGATGAATAATAACTGGCTAGGTGGCATTTGGTTGAGCAAGTGCCACCATTACACCAGAGAAAAGGTTGTTGTATGTTTAACCCTTTCAAAATTATTTATAAACTGTTGTTGAGGAAACCGACAACTGTTTTAAAAAAAGTTCAACCTCATACTTATACGAGGTTACAATCTAAATTGCTTACAGTTCACATGAAGTCTGTTGAGGACAAATGTTAAGGGGTAAACAATTTTGGTATGGAATTGCTTTTGTGACATTGTGGGCAATTATCATGCTGTACTGTTTTTATGAAATTATCATGGAGATCCCTCTCCCTGTTTAATTTTATAAAAAAAATGCTTGGTGTGGATTTCTATTTTCCTCCTTTCGTTTTAAATAAATCTGCACCTTGCATAATCTACAAGAACAATAAAAAATTTTTAAAAGTCAGTTGGGAAGCTGATGAACACTTAATAGAAATAAATGCCAACAGGTAAATACGAATTAAAAGGAAAAAAACTACCTACTACAACACAAGTAATAGGAAGATTTAAAAATGCTACCGGATTAATTATTTGGTCTAACCAATTAGGTTTACAAGGATTAAATTATTTTGATGAATTAAAAAAAGCAGGAAATACTGGAACTGCCTTACATGATTTAGCTGAACTTTATATATTAAAAAAATATTATGAATTACCAGATGATCCTATTGCTATTCATTGCTTTCAACAATTTGTTGAGTGGTGGGATAGTATTGATTGTGAAGTTATTTGGACTGAGAAAAAATATACAAGTAAGAAATTAAATATTGGTGGCTGTCCAGATTTACTTATAAAAAAAGATGGTAAATATATTTTGGTAGATCTGAAAACTTCTAAAGCTGTCTATTCCGATATGCTTATTCAACTGTCTTGCTATGCAGAATTAATAAAAGAAAATGATGGCATAGAAATAGATAGAGCAGTCATAGTACGATTTCCAAAAGATGATGATGAAACTGAAATAAAGAAATTTTTTAAAGATGATCTTGCTGTTGGTCTTAAGCAATTTAAACTTCTTAGAAAAGCATTTGATTTAGATAAAGACCTTAACAAAATATTAAAAGGGAAAAAATAATGGGCGATGAATTTCCAGAACAAGTCATTGAACAAGTAATTAATCCTATGCCTAAGAGTATAGCCACAGCAATCAATGACATAATGCTTAAATTACAAAAGTCATTAGAACATGATGCTAAAAATGATTATCAAAATTATACTTACACAAGTATTGATGGTTTTTTAAAACAAGTACATCCTGTTTGTGCTGAAGCAGGTTTGGTTATTGTACCACATGAACAATCAATTGAGATTAGTCCATCTGGAAAAAATTTAACAGTTGTTTATCAATATATCTTAGTTCACAAAGACGGAGATACTTGGGATTTTCCAACAACTAAACATATTGTTGTGCCATTTGGTAATGGAACAGCAATGGGTACTGCCCAGTCTTATGCACTAAAACAATTTATGCGTTCTCTGTTCCAATTAAGCACAGGAGAGCAAGATGATTTAGATGCTTTAGAACAACCAAAAAATAGCCAGAAGAAAAAGAAACTAGGAGATGTATGACCGAAGAAAAAAAATTAGTTGAAGGACTATATCCTAAAGAAGGCAAAGTTGATT